AGTCTCCATATGATCGCCTCGCAAGTATGCACCAATCAAGTCATAGGCATTGCTTACATTGCGTTCCCACTTGTTGTTTGGTGATAGTGCTGCTACTACTGACACCGCCCTATAAACAGGCATATCATAGTGCAGTGCTATCTTGCGACACTGCTCTTGTGCGTCACTGTACCAGTCAAAGGCACGTTCTGCCGCATTAGACTGTTCATACCAATACAATATGTTTTTTACAGACATTGTTAGCCTCCGAAGTAGTCGTTACAGATTGCCGCAATCATATCAGCAATAAACAAGGTAAACCCTGTAATGCCTAACACGAAAATAAATCCAATCAAAAAGTCCATGTTCTTACTCCTAGCTGTTACAAGGTACAACGATAGTCTCTAAGGGATTACCATCGTTGCCCTTGGCTTGTCAATAGACTTTCTGAATATCTTTGACACCGCCAAACGTACGCTTTGCAAAAGCAGGAACAGATAAATAGCGGCTAGTCTTACCCAAGTGCAGCCCCATAAAGGTACTGCCTAGGCTAATACCAAAACGATTACGAATAACACGCTCACGCTTACCATATACTGCTACTGTTTTACCCATGATTTTTGTTGTATAAGTTTTCATGCTACTACTCCTAGCGTTATAGGTACACCATTGCACCTTGTAACAGCTAGGGATTTGTCCTTGCTATCGGACTCCACCCTAGCTTTGGCCTAGACCTTTGGCACGTAGTCACATATTCTGCACTATAGCCCGCCCTTCCACGTTCATGGGTTGTCTTATCGCTATCAAGCGTTTGTTCAGTCTCTAAAGCGTATTCTAGTTTTATTTGGTAGTCAAGTCATATTCGTATTCATTAGGCTATTCTTTTATTCGTATGGCCTAGCAAGGTTAGTCGTACTGCTCTTGCGCTTTCTTTCGGCCTATCGAAAGTTTCTTGCTATTGCTCTTGCGAGTAAGTCGGTGCGTTTTCTTTCGATGCTTAATTTGAGCATATCCGAAAAGATTTGTGAAGCCCTAAAATGAAAAAAATAGACAAGAAAAGCTGAGTCGGGACTTAAGTGTTTGAAAACAAAAGAAAAGAAAATGAAAAAAATAGATAAAAACAAACAAAGACACCAAAGAAAATCAAAAGTTTTATTTTGTATATATAAGTATCGACACTTTAGACCGCTTTTTGCTGGCTTTTGGTGTCGGTTCCTTGACACTTTGGGTTGCTTTTGGTGTCAATTTGGTGACACCCCCACCCCCTTGTTGCAATATTGTTGATCGGGCGGGATTGCGCGGAGGCATGGGGGAAAGTCCCAGCGTAGCCTATACGTATACCCCCTCAGATTTTTTGGTATATTTTAGGTTTGCTACTACAGGTGTAGATATAAGGGATGCAGGAGTAGCATATCCTACAGTTCCCCCATATCTGACCGGAGTTAAGCTTTATATAACCTGTATATATCTATAGGTAAACCTAGGCCCCTCTCTTTAGGTCAACTTTAGAACCATCCAGAGTGGCTAGGGCGTATGCTACTAGTGTTTATCCCACTCATAAACTTATCTAATTCAGCATCCAGTAGCTCATTCTTACGTTCCTGCATAGCTGCATCTACATCTGCTGCCATCTGGTCTACCCAGTACTGTACAGCCATAGCTAACACATCTAGTCTATCGTCATGAGCCAAGGCTCCCCGCTGTCTTGTTATGCGGGTCATCTGGTATATAAGCATATACCTCTGAGCCTTCTCTGGTGGTAGGTGCTGCACTGTCTCATAGTCCTTCTGTATTACCTTAGGGTCTATAACAAGCCTATGCTGGTTCATTACAGGCTCTAGGGTGTCTATGATACGTGCCTCCTTCTGCTTCGTGTGTCTTACCTCCTCCATAGATACAGGGTAAGTCTTAAGCATATGAGGCTTGAGTAGCTCAGTAAACATACCGTCACCAAAGTTACTCTCAATCAGTACTGCATTAACCTTGTGTTCCTTAGCTAGTTCTGCAAGGGACTTGAGTGTTTCATTACTATAGCCTCCTGCAATGCCTCCAGCAGCAGGTACGTGTAGGAAACCATTAAGCATCTTTACAACAGCGTATGCAGTCTCGTCAGAGCCTCTACCAGAGGGGTCAATGGCAAGAACGCTACCTGAGTACTCCTGACGGCCTATGGTGTCCTCAGGGGCGTAGAAACGGTCTCCAGAGAGGGCTACGTTAGGAAGCTCATTAAGCTGCTTAAAGATACCATACACCATCTTCTCTGGTGCAGTGTCCTTATCGCAGGAGTAGATCATTAAGTCGCTTATCTTAAGCGGATACTTGTCTTGGTCACTGAGTGAAGTATCCAGCATAAACTGCAAAGCAAAGCCACTTCTACCATAACTTAGTTCTCTTTCCAGTAAGTCTTCATCAGAAAAGCGTTTAGGGTCTGTAGGAAGCCCATACACGGCCTCTAGGTTAGTTTGTAGGGATTCATACAGTAAAGGTGCTAACTTGCCCCCATAGGCCTTCTCTGCGCGATCTAGGGTAGGGTATCTAGCAGGCCACACTCTCATCTCGTAGCCTCTAGTTATGAGGGCGTTGTAGAGAGACATCTCATTCTGTGGTGTACCTAGGTAGATAATCTTACCATTAGGCTTGAGAACAGCGTCAAACTCCTTGACAGTCTCCCCCAGCTTTTCTCGCATCATCTGTGTCATAGAGTTGTTAGGTACTTCTACGTCATCAGCGATGATAATGTCTGCACGGCTACCTGTAAGCTGTCCTGTTACCCCTACAGACTTGACTGAGGGGCTACCAGAGGCTTTAGCAGGTGCTACGTCAAAGGCTATCTTAGACCACCTCTGTCCCTCCTTAGCCACCAGATGCTGGCATATGGGGAGTTCCATGATGATACGCTGTGTGAACGTAGAGAAGTCATCAGCACGTGCCTTAGACGCTGACACAACCATGAACTTAAGTTGTGGGTCTAGCAGTAGCTGGTGTACTACGTAAGCAGCAGTGATGTAGGACTTACCCACACCACGGAAAGCCTCAATGATACAACGCTTAGGGCTATCCTGAAGGTAGTTAGCTATATCATACTGAATAGGGGTAGGCTCTGGGAGTCCTAGGTGTTTCCATACGAGGTATGTAAAGTTTCTAAAGTCTTTAAGTTGTTCTGGAACATTAGTCATCATACATAATATCTATAGGGTGATCGTGTGCGTCATCAGCCCTAGCCCATACAGCGTTGATAGGAGCTACATTAAACTCAAAAGTAGTATCACCAATCTTATTACCTGATACTGCTCCTTCAATTTTAAACCCTGTAGCAGATGCAGGGGGTGTGGTATCTGAACCAAACCCTACCTCAATATTGTGACTATCGTGATGGTTTTGTATTACTAGATAAGTTCGTTGAACATTTGTAGGAAGTACTAAAGTCCAAGTACCGCCTGTTAGTAGTACCTGTTGTGTTTTTAGACTAGCATTAAAACCCTCTCTCATTGCATCTTCTCCGCTGCATTAAACGGCAGATCATTAAGAAGATTAGCTAGTGGGCTTTCTGATGTGATAACATCCAAGGATGCTCCGTTGTCCTTAAGAAACTTAACAGCCACTGATAGTTCACTAGCTGTAGCTTCTCCACTACGAACACGCATGAGTAACTCTTGGGTTACTACTTCGTGTAATTTATCCAGCAGGTCTCTGTCTGTCACTGTAAGACTCCTTAAACTTTAGGAAAGCTTCTGCTTCCGCTAAGTCTTTAAATTGAATAGCGTTGCCTGTCATCTTGTTGTGTTCCATAGCATCCTGAGGGGTATCAAAGTAGATAGTCTTACCATCCTCATGTACACACATAGGGAACACCCAAGCCTGTCCGTTCTCATCTACTTCAGCAACAAGGGGGTCTTCGTGGTCTTGTTTCTCATTCGTCTTGGGAATGTTAAGTTTATTAGGCATACTATTAGGAACATCAAAGTCTTCAATCTTTAAAGACCGTTTACCCATCATCATTGCCATTCTCCTGTGCGGATTTGCTCCGTCACTTCTACTGCTCTCTGCCCTACTTGCTTAGCCCAGCGACTGTTCAGGAACTCGTCTGCTGCCATATCGTAGTTTCCGTCCCTTAGCAGAGCCATTGCGTTTACGAACTTGCCCACTGTCCCTATCCCTACGTTGAAGGTAAAGTTGATAAGGGCTGCGAAACGTACCTCGTCTAGTTGTGTTGTCCACGGAAACTCTGTCTGTACTTGCACAGTGGCTCGTTGTATATCGTTTTGTAGCAGCATCTCTGCTTCTTCTTCCGATATCCCCACGTCCTCTAGATTTCTTCCCACACCGATTGTAAGTTTGTCTGCTGTGCATTTGTAAGGTTTTAATTTGAGTCCCTCATGTCGCTTGAGTTGTTCAATTAGGTTCATGCTTTTTTCTTATACTTATCTGTTGTAGGAAACCCAGCCTTCATGTTGGCGTAGGCTTTAGGGCTGACAGTAGACTTACTCTTAGGTCTGCTAATGCCTAGCTTTTTACGCCTGTTCATGTTTTCATATAAACTCATTTAGATACCCCTTTTATCTTCTCTGCTGTACGTAAACCACCAAGACCAAGCATACCTAGCAGTACAGTCATCAGGCTGTCCATGTCAAATACAGGTAGCTCTGGTATCTCTACGCCTAAGTAGGCACATACAAACATTGTGACAGGGGCAAAGATAAAGTGCCAACCCATCGCACTGGCTAGTATCCAGCCAAGGAAGGGTCTCCAACCCGCCACAAAGATACTCCGGTGCTGTGCTTCTGCCTTATTTATCTCAAGCTGCCCCTTTGCCAATTCCAAAGCATGACGCTCAGACATCGTAGCTATTTCATGGGCAAGCTTTGCCTTCTGATCCTTGTCTTCTACAAATTTATCTAGAAGGCCAGTGACTGGTCCTATTAGTGCTTCTAACATAACTAATCCTTAGGTTTATACTGGGTAGAAAAACGATCATGTAGGGATTTAAGGTCATCCCTGCCGTTGTCTACAGCCTCTTTTAATAGCTCATACACTGCTGTACAGTCTGAAAACTTAAGCCATACAGGGTATCCCTCAGGATTACCTAGTAGTTTACGCTCAATATAGTCTGCGGTATTGGCATAATGTTCCTGCATTATTTAATATCCTTGTGTTCGTGACCCATCCAGATGCCAAAGATACCTGTCATGACACCCATTACTACAGATACAAAGGCTGACTGAGCAGCAGTAGGGACTTCTAAAGCCATAAACCACTCAGCACAACGCCAAGACATTACAGTACTACACAGCATCATAAAGCGTGGTAGTATCTTCCATTTTAGAAAAGCCTCTACACTCATAGTTCCTGACCCTTTAGCTGAATACAACGGAAGTTTCTAGGCTTCAAGTCGTAGCCCTTCATCTCCATAATGTCGTTACCCATTACGTAGGCTCTCTTTTGACATAGTTCGTATGTGGGATAGGGACCACGTGTATCGTGAAACTCCCAACAGTCTGTAGGTACAGACAGGCTGCAAGCTAGTACTA